ATGCTGGACGGCGAAGCGATCGTCACCGATTCGAGGATCGTCGCGGCGCACTTCGGTAAGCAACATAAAAACGTGCTGCGCGACGCCTATGCGTTGCGCGATAGCGAGAAGCCTGAAATTCGGACGTACTACCGGCTCAATTTTGAGCCGGTTGAAGACCATGATGCCAAGGGCGAACTGCGGGTTCTGTTCAGAATGACGAAGAACGGCTTTATGCTGCTCACGATGGGTTTTACCGGCGAGAAAGCGTTGCTCGTCAAAATCGCCTTCGTGGATGCCTTCGACGCGATGGCCGAGTACAACGAGGATACAAAATTCAACTTCGAGTTTTGTGCGGAGCCGAGGGCAGCACGGCAGGCGGCACAACAACGCGCTACGCGACATTTACGGGATTCGCGATAGCGACAAGCTGGAAATCCGAGAGTACCAGCGGCTCAATTTTGAGCCGACGGTCGAAACCCGTGCCAATCCTAGCGGCGGCGCACCGATCGAATCGCCGGCATACCGCTCTACGGAATTGGACGCAACGCACCAACGTGCTCGGCAAGGCACCTGGCTTGGTGAGCCTTTGGCACTTCACGCAGGCATTCCATTGTGCAGGTCGTAGCAGCCGAGCTCCTCCTTAATCGCAGTCTCGATCGATTCCCAGACGCCGTTGAGGGTCGCGTCATCCGGGACCTCGCCAGCGCCTCGGTCGCGTGAGTTTTTATACGGCAGTAAACTTACGCGAGCGCATCGCCCTGGCGAATCGTCGGGGCGCACTCTCTCGTTCTTTTCGACAGCAGTCGAAATCAATTCAGGTCTGCCGGTTCGCCTGCAACGGGCGCGGCGGGCGCTCCAGCAGACCGACTTCGAGCGCCACCTCTCGACTCACGGTGAACACGTGCACACCGTGCGTGGTGCTCACGGAGACAAGCTGACCGTCGCGATTCCCGGTCACTGTGACGCTCACGCCCGCCTTCGCCAGATCGGCGAGCACATGCGCATACTTGCCGGCGACATCGGTCATGCGCCCTCCCCAGATTCAATAACCCGCGATTATGCGCGCGAAGGGTGGCGCGGTTACTGTTGCTCGGCCCGGCGGCTCGCGAGTGAACGATTCGACCCGACAGGCGCGTCCAAGCGACGGCTGCTTTGCGCGCCTTCATCACGGTGACGAGGTTCCATGTGATATCGGTCGATCGGCAGCTGTGCCTCGCACTCGCAGAGATTGCCGAAGCCCCATACGTCAAGGCCGCGCAAAGGGGGTGTCAAAACGACACCCCCTTGGTGACTCGCGTTCGGAAACTTTATGCGCGTCACGCCGATGAGTTCACTCCGAGGATGACAGCCATGAGGACGCGTTTTCAATTTGCGGAGCGCGCGAAGGCTTTTCGCCGCTGGGTGCTCGATATTCTCGACGATCGCGCCGTTCGAACAGGCGCGGTTGTAAGATGCGATGAGCGCCGGCCCAATGGCTGGGCGCCATCGATAGGTTGAGCGCCCGATGCACGCGGGCGTTCGCGCTTCAACCGTTCCGAAGAACGGCCAGGCGATATGCGGCCAACGTCGCAGCGCGTGCCACACGTTCATTTCGAAACGCAGGAGCAGTAACCATGAACAAGCCAATCCGTGCGCTGCAACAGCGCAAGGCGCAGCTCATCGCCTCGATGCGTAGCTTGGCCGCCTCCGCCGAAACCGCAGAGAACACGGCCGAATTTGATCGGCTGAAGGTCCAGGTCGAAGCACTGAATGCGCAGATCGAGCGCGAGCAAGCGCTGCTCGAGGCCGAGCGCGATGCCGGCGTGATGATTCCAGACGGTGCGCGCATCGAAGTCTCGGACAATCGCGCCGCTAGTCCGACGCGCGGCTTTCAGAGCTTCGGTGCGTTCGCACAAGCAGTGCGCGTCGCCTCGATGTCGGGCAGCCGCAACATCGACGAGCGCCTGTTGATCGGCGCCGCCGCACCGACGACGTTCGGGAACGAGGCGGGCGGCCAGGACGGCGGCTTTCTCGTGCCGCCCGAATTCTCGACCGAGATTTTCACGCTCTCGCTTGATGAGGATGCGCTGCTGCCCATGACGGACGGCACGCCGATCGGCGGCAATTCGATGGTGTTCCCCAAGGATGAAACGACGCCCTGGGGCACGGACGGCGTGCGCGCCTATTGGCAAGCCGAGGCGACGACGGCCACTGCCACCAAGCCGAAACTCGGCATTTCGACCATGCGGCTTCACAAGCTGATGGCGCTCGTGCCGATCACCGACGAACTGCTCGATGACGCAACCGCGCTTGCCGCCTATCTGCCGGGCTTGACGGCGCGCTCGATCCGTTGGAAGACCGACGAGGCAATCCTGTTCGGCTCGGGCAACGGTCAACCGCAGGGCGTGTTCAACTCCAGGGCTGTGATCGTGCAGGCGAAGGACTCGGGCCAGGCCACCGGCACGCTGACCTCAAAAAACATCATCAACATGGTCACGCGCTTGCCGGCCGGCTCGTATCCGCGCTCGGTATGGCTGATGAACCCGGACGTGTTGCCCGCGCTCGATCAGATGACGCTCGGCAACTACCCGATCTACATGCCGGTCGGCGGCGGCGTGGGCAGCATGCAGGTTTCGCCCTACGGCATGCTGAAGGGGCGTCCGATTGTCACCACCGAGCATGCGTCGGCGTTCTCGTCGCAGTCGGACATTTCGCTGCTCGACCTGTCGTACTACCGGTCGATCACGAGCCGCGCCGGCATGCAAACGGCGACCTCGATGCACCTGTATTTCGATGCGGACGCAACGGCTTTCCGTACCACGTTCCGCATCGATGGCTCGCCGAAGCTCGAGAATCCGATCACGCCCCCCAAGAGTCCGAACACCCGCTCGCCGTTCGTGACGCTGGCTGCGCGCTAATTTGTATCTGAATGCCGGCCAAGGGCGTATTGGAGGAGCGCTCTGCCGGCAGTCCTGTCCGCGCAAGCCCGTCAAGGCCGACCCGGCGTGGTGAATAAGGTAACGACCTTCGAGGAAGTTCTCGGCAAGCTCGGGTAGCGTGTCAGTTAGGGCAAGGCGGCGAACGCTTCACTCAGTGCGGCCATGAAGCGTGGTTCGCCTCGAATGCTAGTCCGACATCCGGGCGCCGGCGTCTGTCCTGATCATTTAGCTGCCTTTCTTTTGGATCAGAATTCGGTAGTAGTAAATCGATTTGACAAGGTGATGCAGGTAGTGCATTTCTCTAAAGCTGATAAGCAACTTGCGCATGAAGTCGAGGAAATACATCGTCTGAGCCTTTTCCTGCTCCAAGCCTTCGAGCTTCGGGAAGTAGGTGATCAACTGGGTTGCATCGTCGTACTCGGCCTTGAAATGCGCGATCGCATTGCGTAGCTGGTTGTCCATTGCGTCCCTATCGAAGTAGAACCAGCAGTTGTCCAACCAGTCAATTTTGGACCCGAATGGAAGGTCCGCGAAGTCGTTGAGAGATGTGGGCTGCTTCTTACGCCCCAGATCCGGAAACGCGTTGCAGTCACCGCGATGCAGCAAATTGTTGAGGCCGGCCACGATCACTAGCTGTCGATTCAGGACTTCGGCAATGTCTTTGTACAAGTCTTTATAGACGTTGAACTCATCCGTCGACACGCGAGCCGGTGATAGCCCGCCGCCTTCGTATCGATCATCGAAATCAAGGAACAGCGCCGGTCGCAAAGGCAGTTCGGCATCAAGAATAGCCGGGTAAAGCTCAAGTCCATCTAGTTGAATATTGCGCAGGAACCGCGTGTTGGCAAGGTGCTCAATGAAATCGTCTAGTTGGGCTTTGTTCCTGTTCGCGAGGCCAAATAGGAAATTGGGGTAGCCTTCGGCCGTCTGCTTGACGCTGTACACGTTGATAAACGGTTCAAACGCTCGCGAGACAAGCAGGTACAAGCCAGCGTTGATATCCTGTGGCTTGCTTGATTTCAGCTTGGTTTTGAGGAATTTCTCGACCTTGATGCGGAAAATCTGTGGGTCGCGTCCCGAGTACAGTCTGATAAGGTTTCGAATCTCGCCCTTCTGCTTGTAGAGCGTGTTCAACTGGTTCAGTCTATGGTTGTGCATAGCGAACCGTTCGTGTCCAATCTGCTGGATCGCCATCAGAAATGGCGTATGGCCCATAACGTACTTGCCGAACTTGACTGGGAAGTCGAGGTGAAGGTCCACAAAATTCGTCTTGTCATCAAAGGGACCGTGAGCGGGGATTTCGCGTGCGCCGGCGAAGTCCTTTCCTTGCCCCTCATTTCGGCCAACGGTGAAATCAATGGGGGAGCCGCACGACTGGCAGCAAAAGCGAAACGGCTGCACATCGCGATTAGACATACCAACGCGCATGTTCGTCTGCACGTCACAGGTATCGCAGATCACCGACATATTTATATTCATGTTCGTACTCTATATCGGATACGGCATGTGTCATCGAGTGGTGGCCACATGCGTTTGCCCCGTATGGTCGTCCCAGCAGATCGCCAGTCAGTCATCCTCTACGGCGGCCGGAATGATCGTTGCTAGCTGGTCGTCAACGTCTAGACCGTGCTTGGTGGCAAGCACCGCAATGTGGACGCCGAAAACCCCGCGTAGCTCGCCAACCGCGCCGTTAAATACCCAACTGGCGTAGTGTCCACGCTGTGCGCCGTAGATGATGGGCGCGCGATCGTCGGCATCAACTGTCGTTAGGAATTTCCGGCACGCTGCGCGCATTGCCCGGAGACTAGCGGCAATGTCAGAGGCGGCGTCGAGCTTGGCAAGTTCGGCAGTCAGAGACCCTCGAATCCGCAGCACCGATTCCACACAGTGCGACGGCACTTCCATTTGCGATGGCGAGTACAACACGCGCCGATCTTCTAGGAATGTCAGGACGCGGCGAGCTACAGCCCGCTCGGCCTCGCTGGGATTCCACTGGATGCCAAACACCGGCACGCTGAACCCGGTGATGCGCGAAACGATTTCCATGAACCGCATGGCCGCCCCCTACCGCATTATTTGCAAATCGTACGTATTTCCGTTATCGGTGAGGCACACGCCCGTGCCCTGTTGCGTCCACCCGCTGAAGTTGAATACGCATCGCAGATTGTGCTGGCCGTCAGCGGACTGCGCTAGGACGTTGCCGCTACCAACAGCGCTCACGCCGATGGCACTACCAGTAGCTACCTGTCCGCCCGCAGAGGCCATCCCGAGGGAAAACGCGCCGCCCTGTACATAGACATAGTGGCCGACGTAGGTTTCGCTGTCTAAGATAATGAAAACTGACTTGTCTATCTGCTTGGCCGTGCCATGTGCCATTGGCCCCGCTCCGCGTGGCAGCAACGACAGATCGTAGGTGGCGCACCCCTGCAAGGTCAGCACTGCCGCGCAGCATACAACTGACTTTTTCATTTTGATCCCCCGTGCTCGTTTTTGCTTGACTATGGACGACACTATAGAGCCGGGAGGACCGAATGGCGACACTGGCCGAGCTGATACCCATGAGTGGCAGTGCCGAGCGACTGCCCACTTCAACGAAGCATCCAGTAAGCAAAGAGCCCGTAAGAAACGAAGAAAATATGTGTCATCCACATCAGCACAAGCGACACGCCCTTAATTCCCGTCCGAACCATTTTTGCCTGCGCGTTCATGACAGCAAGCAGGATCAGCCATATTCCAATTATCGACAGTACACCGCCGCCCAGCTGAATCAGGTAGCCGTGGGCATTCACTGGTTGTTTCGATAGCCATTGTCCCGCTCCCAGCACGGCTCCAGCGGTAAGCAGGTTCCTGAAGTGCTCGAAGATTGCTTTTGTCTTGTCATCGTCATGTGCGTATTTGGCTATGTGGTCGAACATGTCGTTGGCGCCTCGTAAGTCATCAAAGCATATCGCCGGTCAGTGGAATTTGCACTACAGGGCAGAGCCAACCGTTGACTGTTGAACGACGCAAAGATTTGAGCGTCACCTATGTCTTGATACCGGCAATCCGGCAATCCGGCAATCCGGCAATCCGGCAATCCGGCACCTCTGGTGGCGAAAGGCTGTTGAGGTGTCATTTGCTGCCGGTCCGGACCCTCGGGGTTGCAATCAATGCGGCTTCACGAACTTCGCATAGGGGCTTGCATCGTCCGCCTTGGATACCGTCACGCGCGAGCGGCTCGCAGGCGTCATGCCGAACTCGGCCAGGATGCGCAGCATGCGCTCGCTTTGCACGTTTGCGATGCTCAAAAATGGGCTTTGCACCGGAAAACCCGACTGCGCCTTCACGATCAGGCCGAATTTGAGTACCTTCTCATACGCTTGGCGCCAGATCGCGAACGCCTCGCAATACTGCGCGAGCGCCGCCCGGTCGAGCACGCTCAGCACGCCCGCGTCGGCTAGTTGCTTGGCAATCGTCGGCCAATGCTCACGCGCTTCGGCACTGAGCCATTCGGGTACTTCTTCGGGGTTCGCGCATACCGGCTTGGGCTCGTGCGCGTTCAGCGGCCTTTTGCCGGGGTTCGCCCTGACGATCTTGAGCTGCGTGGGGGTGGGTTTTCGTCCGCGCATGATGGATTTCCTCGTGTTAGGCAGTTGCGGATAGGGTGTCCGATATTCGCGAAGCCAAAATTCTGACCCTGGCGACGGTCGCCGATTTCGTCCGGCCAAGGAATCGACCCCCATCCGGGCCCCGGAGCGCCCCGGCGGGGCTCGTGTCGGCCGCGCACGCCGCTCGCGCGAGCTCGGCAAGGGTTCGGCATGGGCTCGAACGGCGTGCCCGCCACGGGCCGATATTGCGAGGGCGACTCATCGCGTGCGGGAGGGGCGCGCATTGCCCGCGCGGGCCTCGGGTTGGAGGTTGCCGAAGCCGCCGTTCTCGCGTGCCGTCTTGCGGTCGTGGCATGACTTAGACATCGCTTGCCAGTTCGACTGATCCCAGAATAGGTTCGCGTCGCCACGGTGCGGCACGATGTGGTCGACGACCGTCGCCGGCATTATGCGGCCGGCAGCCCGGCAATCAATGCGCTCGCATCGTGGATGCAATCGCAGATGGCTTGCGCAAGCCTTCAACCATTGCCATGCGTAGCGGCGCGCGTTGGCATTGTCTCGCCGATCGTCAACGCAGCGACGCGCCGCAGGTCAAGTGCGGTCGATCAGGCGGACTTCGCCGCACGTGCATGCTTACGCTCCTGGTAACGCTGGTAGGTCGCATCATCTCGCAACTGCGGCAACGCGACCGCCTTGCACTCGGCAACCAGCGCCTCGCATCGCGTGCGTTGCTTGATGAGCGGCGTGCTCACATCGAGCGCCATGCTGCGCATTTCGTCGATCGCGGTCGCGCACTTCTGCCGAATCGAACCCACGAGCTGAGCGTTTGACACGTCAATTGTGTGGAAGAGTCGGCCGGCCCAGGTCCATTCGGAGACGCGCCGAGTTTCGCCACGGGTAGTGCCACGCAGGAAGTCGCTCATCTCCTCGACGCTGTCGATTGCATCGCGGACGAAGTGCGGCGCGATCTCCTGGAGCCGGGCGACGAGCTGTGCATCGCCGGCTTGGCATTGAGCACCGTGCGATTGCTGCGCAACTTGGTTGAAGACTTGCTGAGCCGCGCGGAGTTGCGCCTCGGCCCGCGCGACACCGTCCCACGCTTCACGGAAGGCGCGGTCAATGGCCGGCGACACGCGCTCATATTCCGCGCGCTTGGTCTTGATTTCGGCGACGAGCCGACGGCGCTCTTCAAGGTGCTGCTCCTCGACGCGCGCCTCAAGCTGATCACGCATGCCGGATTTTTCAACCAGATTGATCAGTTCGGCGGACCGTTCGTGAATGCTCATGGTTTTCTCCATCATTGGGCTTAAGGCACGCCGCAGGTGGCGCGTGTGAGGACAGATCATTGAGCAGCGCACCTTTGGCGCCGACCTCGGTGCAGCGTTGCACTTTGGCGCTTGTCTGCTCGTCGCGCTTGCCGGTTGGCGCGAGAGGCGGCGGGCGGCGGTTCTGTTTCCTCAACACGATTCGACTCCCAGCATTTCAACGACAAGAGCGGAACCTGGGCCAGGAGCACTCCCATGGGGTGCGGGGGCGAGCGGCTTTCGGTTCCGGGCGGGGTGCGGGTTGGCCCATGCGGCTTTCGGATTGCTGCGGGCAACGATTTCTCGGCACTGTCACGACGGGACTCCTATCGTTTCGCTGGCGATGCTTTTTCAAGAATGAAGTCTATGCTTTCGGCGGCGCATACGGAACCGCGCCTGCTCAACCATGTCAGTGTTGCGCTCTCCATCAAACGTCCACATCGTCGTCGGCCATCGCCGTCGAATCGCCATAGAGCGCTTGCGCCTCGCGTAGCCCGCCCTTGCGCGCAGCCGCAGCACGCGGCGACACTTGGGGCTTTGGCCCGGAAGCCTGTTGGGCGGCCTCGCGCTTGCGCCGGATGGCGTATGGGCTCATAACGGCGTGTGCGACAACACTGACGCTCACCTTGACCGAGTCGTCACGCGCTTGATACGTGCTGAACTTCAACGGACCGCTGATCGAGCACGAGTCGCCGGCATCCAACGAAAGTGCGGCTTGCTTCACCGTGTCGGAGAAAACGACCACGTTGCAGAACTGATTTTCCCCGTCGGCGTCCGCCGCCAACAGCTTGAAGCTCACGAATGTCTTTCCGCTCGAGCCGGTCCGCTCTTCAGGTTTTGCATATACACGGCCACTTACTAGCGCATCGATACTCATGCCTGCGTCTCCTCGATATAGGTGCGGACCTCGCGCGACAAGCGACGATGGCGTTCGACGTCCGCCGCACCTGCTGGCTTCGCATACGCGCCAGATTCGAACCAAATTGCAAATTCCCAATCGTCGCGATTGACGGCGCGAGCTTTCAACCACGCAATGAACTCTGCCCGATCCGCCGCGGCTTGCTCCGCACTTGGCGCAGCCGTGAGCACGCACGTGAAGCCATCGCTGGACAGCTCGGGGTACCAGCCGCGCTCGGCGATCCACCGGATAAAAATTCTGTTCACACCGCCGTAAAAAATCTCGCCGTCAGGCTCGCCGTCCGCGAAGACGGGATGTCCATCCTGCATGACAGGATGACCACCTCCGGAACCGATGCTGATCTGCCGGATGCGGCCTTTGCTGTCCCTATACACCTGGGCGGCAATGTCGGGAAAGGTCGCGTGAATTGCCGTCAAAAGTTCGTCTTCGCTCATGCGCTGCATCTTGCTCTCCTTGGGTCAAGTCAGTTCTAGTCGTCGAAACCTCTCGCCTGTTGCGGCTTGCTGCGCGGCGCCGGCAGATAGCCTTGCGCGAGGTCCGCAAACATTGTGTGCTCGCCAACGTACGCAAGCCGCGCCATACCGGTCTCGCCGTTACGTTGTTTGCCGATGATGATTTCCGCCGTGCCGCGATACGTGCTGGTCGGGTCATAGACTTCGTCCCGGTACAGCAACAGGATCGCGTCAGCGTCCTGCTCGATTTCGCCGGAGTCCCGCAGGTCTGCCATGGTTGGCCGCTTGTTCGGACGGCCTTCTACGCCACGGTTCAATTGCGACAGCGCGATAACTGGCACGCCAAGGCGCTTCGCAAGTCCTTTGAGCCCCCGGGTGAATGAGCCGACCTGTTGGGTGCGGCTTTCGCCTTCGCCCCCGCTCATCAGGCCGATGTAGTCGACGATGACCAGACTCAGGCCGTGTCGCCGCTTCACGGCGCGGCAGCGACTGGTGATTTCGGTCAGCGAGAGTCCGTCGCTTTCGTCGATCAGCATCGGCATCACCGCAAGCCGGTTCACCGCCTTCGTCAGATTGGCGAAATCCGAGTCGGTCATCTTCGCGCCGTCCTTGAGGCGCGGCAGAGCAATGCGGCCTTCGCGTGCAAGCCCTCGCTGGGTAAGTTGCCGACCCGGCATTTCGAGCGAGAAGACGAGGACCGTGTTGCCGCGATGCGCGACGTTGGCGCCAACGCCGAGCGCCAGCGCCGACTTGCCCATGCCAGGACGCCCGGCCATGACGATCAAATCGCCCGCGTTCATGCCTCCGTCCAACGCGTCGTCCAAGTCGCGAAACCCCGTGGGAATGACTTTCGATGGCTCACCGCGCGCCTGGGCATCAATTTCTTCGACCACCGGGACCAAATACTCGTTGACGAATTTCGGCCCGTCAGAGCGCGACTCGGCAAGCGGTTCAAACTTCGATTGCGCCTCGCTGATGAGGTCCGAGGCGGCGCGGCCCTTGCGCTCGAACACGAGCGCGCGCACTTCGTCGGCCGCAGTGAGGAGGCAGCGCAGCTTCCAGCGGTCAATCACGATTTCCGCATAGCGCGTGACGTTAGCGCTGCCCGGGGTGTTCTGGACCAACGCGTTGAGATAGGGGAGCCCGCCGGTCGCCCTGATCTTTCCGGTAGAGCTCAAGTCGTCGGCCACGGTCAGCACGTCCGCCGTGCGGCTCCCGACGATCAGCTTCGAGATGCTCTCGAAGATCGTCCGGTGCTCGCCGCGGTAGAAATGCGCGGCACGCAATTCTCCGAGCCGGTCGATCGCATCGTTGTCGAGCAGCAGCGCGCCGAGCACCGATTGCTCCGCCTCGATGCTGTGCGGTGCCTCGCGTGCCCGGTCCTCGAGATATGGGTCCGCCGCGTTCATGCCATCTCCCGGTGGTACTTGTTTTCGAGGCAATGCGCGAAGCCAGACGGGCTAGTCAGGAAATCGATGTCGGCAACGAACGGCGGTCGGCCGGGCTGCGGCGGCGCGTGGCCGGTCAGGAAAGTCGACCGAGCGCAGATGGTGAAAAACTCGTGCCATTTCGCAAGGCCTGCTGTCTGTGTTTCGTAGCCGCCGTCGAACGGCCGGCAGGCAAGCCGTGACGCTTCCTGCCAGCGCGCAGCGATGGTCCTCTTGCGCGCTGCATTCACCACCTTGACGCGCGGGTTGTCCGGCATGGCCTCGTGGTAGGCATCGACGATGGCCTGTACCGGGCATGGAGGACACGCGGGCAGCCGGCGCGACGAAGGCGCGCGATGACTCGCCGAAGGAGAGTCGCCCTGGTGGTTGCTGCTACTGATGGTTAATGATGGATTGGGTCGCACCGGTGCGACCCGTACGCCGCACCCATGCGACCCGTACACCGCATCGGCGCGACGCGATGCACCCATGCGACGCGTTGCACCCGTGCAACCGGTCAGCCGATCAAGCCGAAGCCAGTAATGCGGCGTCTTTTTGTGGTCGCCACCGGTTGAGTTTTCGACGACCTCGAGAAACCCTTCGGCAACGAACCGATGAACAATCCGCTGTGTTTGTGATCTGGACAGGCGGGATTTCCGTGCGATCGAATTCATCGACGGATAAAGCGAGCGTCCGTCGTCGTCACACCAGTCGGCAAGCGCGAGCATGACGAGCATTTCGCTGCCGCCGCGGGGAAATTTTTCCCAGACTATCCGCATGGCATTGATCGACATTTCAACGGTCTCCCGTCTCCTGGGAGACGGCGTTCGCGATCGATGCCGGATAGCCATTGGTGGTGTCGCGTTTCAGCCGTTCGAGCCGCACGCGATAATGGCGCACCATGCCCGGTGTGCAGCTGACGAGTTCGAGGTAGCCGTCGTCGATTAACGAATGAACGATGCGTCGAGCCTGCGCTTTCGACACGCAGCAGTCGTGTGCAAGCGTGGTGATCGACGCGGAGAGATTGCCGGAATCGTTGCAAAGACCGGCCATGCGCAGCAGTAGAAGCTTTGCGGACGTGCCGCGCCGGAAGTGTTGCCACACCAGTTTGGTGACCCTGACCACCATCGCGAATTGCTCCCGTGATGAGTTCGCTTCCGGGGCAATTCGAATGTGCTAAAGTCGCATTGCCCAACGGGGTTCTGTTGCTGTTTGCTAGACCGCTAACCGTCCTCGTTCACGCATCGGGCCGCCATTTCCTCCATCTGGCGGCCTTTTCTTTTCCACTCAGCATTCCGTTCCCCGCCGCCGCAATTCGGCTTTCATCGACCAAGCGCTCGGCGCACCGCTGTTGCGCGTGGAATGGAAGGGCGGATTCATGGATCGAGCGCTCACGGATCGAGGGCCCGCGGCAACTGCATCCGGCTCGAGAGCCCGGAGCCGCCGCGCTTCGAATTCCGGCAACGCCTTGCGGCGCTCGAGCATAAGATTCGAATCGAATGATGCGCGGGCCTCCGATGCGGCGTCCTGCGCGTTCAATTCGACCATCTGCTGCCACAGGGTTTGCTCGCGTCGCGCGATGTACTCGGCCATCGCGTCGGACGCGGCGAGGAATCGGATGCGGATGATGCGCGCTTTGTTACCGGTGCAGCTCATCGCGAGCTCAGCGAATCCGTCCTTTGTCATGCGGTACGCGACCGAGGGAATGACGCCGCCGAGCGGGCTGGGTCGCGTCTCTACTGTCTCCTCAAAATTGAGGAGACAGTGTTCGCGGATTTCCGCCTCGTCGTTGTCGCGCATCGCGTGGATATCGCGCAGCACGCTGTCATGACGCTTGCCGAACCCGGATGCGACCTTGCGCGAATCGGTCACCAGCTTGTCGCCCGCAAGCATCACGACATCGTGGAACTCGAGAAGCGGCGCTTTAGAAGCGTGGTCGTTGCTCACGTCCAGACTCCTTATCGACAATGCGTCCGCCAGCGGTGCGCCGGGCGCGCGCATCGATCATCTGGGATCTAGGGATGGCTCACGCCGTTTCGAAGACGGGCTTGCGCGAGCGTTTGGTGCCGCGTTCGGGCTTCGGCTCGGCGCGATCCTTGGCTGGATCGGTCGCCAATGCGCTGTTCACCAACCGGACGCGAGCGTCATCAGTCACGATCGACGCAAAATGACGCGCCTGTGCGGTGCTGCTCGCCGCCCCGCCATCCAGCCACTCGTCCAAATCCGCTTTCCGATACCACACGCGGCCGCGTTTGATGAATTTGGGCCCGGTTCCTTGGCTGGCATATTGCGCGAGCGTCTTCTCCGATAGGCCGACGTATTTGGCCGCGTTTTTGCGATCCATCCTGCCGTCAGCCAACACCACGATGCGCTCTGTTTGCTCGGTTTCCGTTTGAATAGGCATTTCATCCTCGATTGTGCTCGATGTACCACCGCTGCCGGCAACTGATACGTCGCAGGGGCTTTACTTGGCCGCGTGCGGCGTGGACCCGACCTGGCCACGGCTGCGCCGTGGAGCTCTCGCGCGGCACGTTGAACTCTCGGGTATTTACAAACACGGCTAAGAATATCCAGACAATACAGGTAATGTCAAAGAATACAATTCGGTGTAGAATTACCGGGAACGTGAGGGAACCTTTGGCACGGAGGACATGGCGATGGCAGAGCAAAAGCGGCGCGCAGGCGGCGGCCCGAAGACGACGAGATCGGAAATTGTCACGATTCGGCTTGAACCGAGACTGCGCTATCTCGCGGAACTGGCGGCGCGCAGGCAGCGACGGACGCTATCGAGCTTTATTGAGTGGGCGATCGAAGCGGCCCTCGCCCAGGTCGAGATTCAAGAACGCATCGGTATCGTGGACGAAGACGGGCAACCAGATTTCCGTTTTCGCAAGATCACCGTTGCGGAGGACGCTGAATCGCTATGGGACGTTGAGGAAGCCGACCGTTTCGTGAAGCTCGCGGGCCGTTACCCGGAGCTGCTCACGCATGATGAGCAGGTCCTGTGGAAACTGATCTTCGAAAGCGGTCTGTGGCCCGGTGACTTCAAGACAAAACTGCGCGACATCATTCGGCATACCGACCCTGCCTCGAAGCAGGAAAGCGCACTTCAGTTCGAACGGCTGCGTGAGCATTGGGACGCCTTCGTGGCCGTCGCGAAAGGGGAGAAGGATCAATCCGCATTGCCATTGGAACGAACCGATCCCGGCGGCGAAGAGAAAGTAAAGGCGCAGGCGAAATCTCGGCGTCAGTCCAAGGCGACTGACGAGCGCAACACACGCGATGGAGAGTGATCGATGAACAAGTCAGCAGGCGCGGATTCGACGTCAAAGGAATCGGGCGCGAAACTATCGCGACCCAAGATGCGCAAACTTGCGCCGGGAGAGAAGATTACCGAGCGCGGGATTACGTTCGAGCGGTTGCGCAATGGCGACGGACTTTTCTCAGTCAACGTAATGATCGACGGGCAACGCATCCATCGCATCGTGGGCCGCGAGTCGGACGGCACGACTCGAACCCAGGCGGAAGACTTCATCGGCAAACTGCGCAACGATGCGAAGCACGATCGCTTGTCACTGCCCAAAGGGCGCAAGGTCGCGCTATCGTTTCGCGACGCCGCCACCAAGTACCTCGAAAAGCTGGATGCCGAAGGCGGCAAGGACATTAAGGCGAAGCGCATGCGTCTTGAGCGGCATCTTGTTCCGTTCTTCGCCGACACGCCGCTATCGAAAATCAGCACCTTCGATGTCGAGCGGTTCAAAAAACAGCGTCAGCAGGAAAAGTCGGCGCGCGGCGGCGATCGCGTGAGCGCCAAGGCGAAAGAACAAGGCGCAAAGGTTTCTGAGAAGGCGCGAGAGGCCACTCCGGGAACGATCAATCGCGAACTGGCGGCACTCTCTCACCTGTTCAGCAAAGCGGTGGAGTGGGGCTGGATCACGCATCGGCCGGCCAAACTAAGTCGGCTCAAGGAAGGCGACGGCCGTATCATGTACCTGACCGTCAATCAGGTTGCCGCGCTACTTGAGGCGGCGAAGGCATCCGATAATCCGCAGCTATATCCGTTCATCGTGATCGCAGTGGAAACATCGATGCGCATGTCCGAAATCCTCTCGATCCAGCGCGAGAATGTCGATGTCCAGCGCCGCGTGATCTACATCCCGAAGGCGAAAGCCGGTCGGCGCGAGCAACCCGTCACAGAACATGTGGCGACGTTCCTGAAGGGGTACATAGAGGCGTTGCCTCCGGGCACGCCCTGGCTGTTTCCGTCCGCGGCGGCGAAGTGCGGACATACCGTCGAGATTCGCAGACCGTTTGTCAAGGCGGTGCGTGAGGCCGGACTTGATCCTGCGCTCGTCGTGCGGCACACGTTGCGGCACACCGCCATCACACACCTTGTTCAAGCGGGGATCGACCTGCCGACCGTGAAGCGCATTAGCGGTCACAAGACACTCGCAATGGTGGAGCGGTATTCGCACCAGAACGGCGAGCACATTCAGGCGGCGATGGACAAGCTACAGGATCGGATGAAATTGGCGTGA